AGCATCTGCGCCCGCTTGGTCTGCTCGGACGCCCGATCGTTCTCGACATCCGCCGCGGTCTTGCCGGCCTGCACCTGGGCGAGAATGAGGTCAGTGTTCGGCTGCTGCTGTGGCGGCGGCGGCTGGAAGCCCGGCGGCAGCGCCTTGAAGTAGCTGGACACGTCGGCAATGTTGGCGGTCTCCAGCATGCGCGACAACGTGTTGCGATATTCCGGAACGCCGACCAGCGGGTTCTGCAGCCCCTGCGTCTGCATGATCATTTCCTGCTTGCCGGCGATCTGCGCCAGCATCGCCAGCCGCTCCATCGGCATGCCCTTGCCGCCGACGTTGACGCTGGTCTGCCACATCACGCCCAACGCGCGCGGGTCGATGGCCACCCACTCGCCGCGAATGCGATACACGTTGGGCCGGTCCTGATGCCGCGCCATCATTTTCAGCAGCCCGGAATACAACGGCGCCAGCCCGGTTTCGGCCAAGGTGCGCGCCATCATGTCCAGCCGGTCCTGCGCGGCTGATGTCTGCTGGGAAATGGCGATGGGTGCGGTGCTCTGCAGCTCGTCGACCGTCAGCCCCTGCGACGCCCGCGTGATGCCCGTCCGGCTCTCGCGGATCGCCTCGAGCACCTGCATCACACCGATCGCCGCCTCGCCGGTGAACGGCTTGGTGAGTTCGGTCACCGCGCCGGCCTGCGTGGTGCGGATGATCGAGCCGATGGCGGTCTGGCGCGCGTCCGCCAGGTTGACCTGCCCCAGGGTGACGACGGTCCGCGGAAACATCGACTGCGCCAGGCTGTCGAGCGTCGCCCGCATCACCCGGCTTTCGACCCGCTGCAGGTCCATCACCATGTCGGCCTGCGAATAGCCGATCAGTCGGCCCGGTTCGCGGTAGGGCGTGAAACACGCCAGCGGGATCTCGTCCACCCGCTCCCACTGGATCAGTTTGGTGGCATTGCCTAGCATGTGGACATGCAGCAACTCGGCCTTGTTGTCGTTATCAGCATCGGCCCTGATCCAGCCCTCCGTGTAGCGACAGATGCCCATACTGCGATCGCCGGGCGGGCTTGGCTTGATGTTGTAGCCCTGGGCAGGGTCACGCGCGATAATCTCGCGACGCTGCTGCGGGCGCATCATCGTGTCGCAATACGACAACACCTTGTCTTCCGGCAGCCCCATCTCGATCAAATCGCTGGCCGGCACATCGCGTACGTGGAAAATGCCACGAGCAGTGTCCACGTTGTCCGCGTCGGCCACCACCCAAACACATTCAGAAGGGACCGCCTCAATGCACGGCCAGTTCTGCTGCGCCGTCCGGGTAATCGTCGCCGCCCATATTTCCGGCGCGCCACCAGATTGCAGATACATCGCGCCGTCTGGCGTTTTCTGCATCGTCTGGAGTTCTTCCTGCGTCATCGGACGCCGCACGATACGCTGAGCCTCGATGCCTGGCTGGCTCAGCAGCATCTGCAGTTGCGGCTGTAGCAGTCCTTCGCACACATCCGTGCGCACCTGCTCTCGCTTGCCCCAATACCAGCGCACCCACCCGGCTTTGCGCGTTAACGCATCCAGCAGCACGTCATGCAGGACGCTCCACCCCTTGTTGGCGGTGAACAGCGCCCAGCGGGTGTAATCCGTCGCCTGGCGTGACAGCGTGGTGGCGAGTTGGTCGTTGCCGGTGATTTCCGACGATATCGGCTCGAAAGACACCGGGTCCTCGACCCCGGTAAACACCCGCAGCAATGACGGCAGCGTGGAACGGATGGTGTCCCGCACCACCGTCATAACAATCTGACTGCGCCCCGGCGTTTCATCGCCCAGCGGGCGCCCGGCATAATACTGGCTCGCCGTGATCCGTTCCCGGCTCAGATACATGTCGTAATTTTGTGCGATCTTAAAATAGTACTGGGCAACCGCCTGGATTTCGCTGTCCGTCTTGCCCAGCCGCTCGAACACGATCTCCTGCTGCCACGGCACGCCCGCGGGCTTGCTGGCCGGGCGCAGTCCTGCGGCATAGCGCTGCAACTGGCTTGGCAGGTCGAGGTCGTCATCCGGCGGGTGGGTGTCGGCACGCTGCGGCACCAGATACGCCAGCATCTGCTCGGAGCCGAGTTGCATGCCCTGCGGCTGCATGCCCGACGGCACCAGACCCTGGATCGGCGGCAATGGCGGAATGGCTCCCGGCATGCCGGTCCCGGCAGACATCAGTGTGGGGGACGGCGCCGCCGCGCTAAGCAGGCCGCGATTGGGCGGCATCATCGGCGCAACGTTGCCGGTCGGAAAGCCGCTCACTACGTGTTGCCTCCGTCGCTGCCGCTGCCGGCAACACCGAGCAGCCCTGCCGCGGTTGGGGTGGGCGCCTGCTGGGCCTGCGCCGCCTGCACGGCTGCCAGCAGGTCAGCCAGGCCGGGCAGTTGCGGCGGTGGCGCCTGACGCCCCCACATGTCGTATCCACTCGGGCCAGGCGTCACCGCTGACGCTGCCTGCTGTGGCGCTGTCGCTGGCGGCGGTGCGGCCTGCCCGCTGACGACGTGGCCCCATTTGTCGTAGGTGTTCATCGGCGGTGCGGCAGGCGGTGCTGGCGTTGGTGTCTGGAAGGTGGGCGCAGCACCACCAAACAATGCGCTCATCCCCGACAGCAGTTGCCCCTGACCGCTGTCCGGCGTGATGCCGGGCGCTGCAAGCAAGCCGCTCATATCTCGACACCTCGTCCCACATCCATCACCATGCCCTGGCTGTCGTGCAGTCCACTCGTCATCCCCGATGCAATCCCCAGTCCCATCTCGCAGAACGTCAGATTGAGCGCGTCGGCGTAGTCGCAGGACGGCAGGCCGCGTGCCCGCATGCTGTTCTTGTCCTCGACCTTGAGTCGCCCATCCGACAGGAACGAGTAGCGGGGTGCTGCCAGGTCATCGCGCAACTGCTCATGGCGTGGCAGCCGCACCGAGCGCGTGGAAAGCCACTCCTTGGCCCTGATCCACAACTCATCGCGCAGCTTGGCATACCGCCCGGTCGTGCTCGGTGATTCCGACACATTGACGCCCAGTATCGGCAGGTTCTGCTCATGCAGCCGATCGACCACACCCGCACCGATGCCGATGACGTCTATACAAATCAATGCCGGACGGCTGGCGCCTGCGGCATCGAACTCGGCCTTGATGGCACCGGCGAGCATCATCGTGTCGAACTGGGTGAAACTGCGCGGCATTTCCGTCACCACGTTGCCGCGCCGCTTGATGAGCACGCTGGCATCGGTGCCGAACCTGGCCACGTCCACGCCCCAGATCTCTGGCGCGGTCATGTCCATCGCCACATCGCGCACCATGGCGCTGTCGATCAGTTCCGCCGCAATCACCGTGTTGTCGTCGGCCACCGGGAACTCACCGAGGCAGCGCACCCGGTAGGCGTTGCTGTCGATGCCGTAGCGTTGGGCGATTTCCTCGGCGAACGTCGCAGTCACACGCGGGCTGTCGGTGTGCGCCACTTTCAGCGTCCACCACCGGTCCCGCTCCAGCATGAACGCTTTCCAGAAAAAGCCGGAGGACCGCGTCGGGTTACCGATCAGCAGCGTGATGGCACCGGACGAGGACATCGACCCGCTCGCCGCCTCGAACACCTGTTCGGGCACACCGGACGCCTCGTCCACCACCAGCATGACGTTGTCGCTGTGCAGCCCGGCCAGCGCCTCGGGCGTCTCCGGCCGGCTGGTGCGCGCGGTGATGAAGCATTCGGAATTGGATTTCAGCGTCACATGGTCGGATGTCACGTTCCACAGTTGCCGCCAGCCGGGCGGCAGCGCATCCAGCCATTTCAGCAGCTCGGGATACAACGCGTCGAACAACTGCGGTGCAGTCGGAGCCGTCATTGCCAGCTTGAACGGCGCGCGGGTGTTGCTGAACCAGATCGCCGCCCAGGCTGCCAGCGCGGTCTTGCCGACACCGTGCGATGACCGGATGGCAATGCGGGTGTGCCCACGTGCCAGCGCTCGCAGCGCCTGCAACTGCCACGGGTCCGGCTCGGCATGTAACACCTCACGCACGAACGCTATCGGCGCGCGGGCATAGCGGGCGATCGCCGTATGGAACGGGTTGGGCGACGCTGCGATCGCCTTCGCCCAGTCCATCGGCATGGTTTCGGTGTCGTCAGACAACGCGCCGCCGGGCGAACAGGCGGATGCCCAGCATGCCCAGGCCGAGCAACCCGAACGATGCAGGCTCCGGCACCGCCGCGACGGTGGTGGCGTTGGCAACACCCGAGAACGACGAGGTGAACGCCCCGATCGTGGCGTTGTCGAGCGAGAGCGCGCCGAGGTTCGACATGCTCAGCGTGAACGACGACGGCGCCACCAGATCAGCCGCCGGTATCACGCTGGAGGTGAGGTTCAGCGTGTCGGGTGGGTTGGCGACATTGACCGACAACTGCGTGCCACCAT